TTTACTGAAACCAATCCATTTGGGACATTTTAATGTTAGGAACATATTATTATCACGAAATAGTTAGGAAAACTATTATTTCATTCGGAACTTTATTCAATGATATTCATATCCGCCATCAAGATGATGCTGGTAAAGATGTTAGTGACCTGAAAGTTCCTCTAGCATATGGTCCTAGTCAAAAGTTCCTGGCAAGAATAACCCAACAGGCAGATCTGAATAAAGCGATTCAAATTACAATGCCTAGAATGTCATTTGAAATGTCAAACATTTCCTATGATTCTACAAGAAAGTCTAGTTTAGTTCAAACTTTCAAAACTTGTGAAGATGGAACAAAGGCAAAGAAAGTCTTTATGCCCGTTCCATATAATATTGGATTTGAACTCAATATTATGTCAAAATTGAATGATGATTCATTGCAAATTTTAGAGCAAATTCTTCCATATTTTCAACCACATTTCAACTTAACTGTTGATCTAATTGACTCTATTGGAGAAAAGAGGGATATTCCTATCATCCTTGAATCTGTAAATTTTCAAGATGATTATGAAGGAAACTTTGATACAAGAAGATCTTTAATATACACACTACAATTTACAGCAAAAACTTATCTGTTTGGTCCCATTGCTGATAGTAGTGATGGTCTTATCCGTAAGGTTCAGGTTGATATGTACACAAGTACAGATATTAAGACCGCTAAGCGTGAGATGAGATATACAGTCACACCAACTGCTAAAGAGGACAAAAATAATGATGGTGTTATTAATGAAGCAGATCACAAACTTCTCCAACCTGGAGATAACTTTGGTTTCGATGAAGAATGGGAGTTCTTTGCCGATTCTAAAAATTACTCTCCCTCAAGACAAACTGACATCTAATAATTATGAGTGATAATTATGAATCCATTGACAACGCACTTGATATTGAAAGTAGCATTGTTGAATCTAAACCAATGAAACCTGTTCCTCCTAAGGTGGAAAAGGATGATATTAAAAAAGACTATGAGTACACAAGAGCAAACTTATATTCATTAATTGAGAAAGGTCAAGAAGCAATAAATGGTATTATGGAACTTGCAGGTGAAAGTGCAAGTCCTAGAGCATATGAAGTTGCTGGTCAATTAATTAAATCAGTTGCAGATACTACTGATAAGTTAGCAGATCTACAAAAGAAGTTAAAAGATCTAGAAGAAGATAATATTAAGAAAGGTCCAAATAATGTTACAAATAATGCTTTGTTTGTCGGATCAACAAGTGAGTTATCCAAACTACTGAAGCAAGGTTTTCTAAATAATACAGAAGATATCTCCAAATAATGGCAAAGAAATCCTGCAAAAGAGGATATTATTATTGTTATGCTTCTAGTAAGTGTAAAAAAATTCCTATGGGATATTTTGTTGGTATGGGTGGTTGGCTTCGTAAGGAAAAAGGTGATGATTCTGATGAAGAAACAAAAAATAATGGTAATGGAGGAAATGGAAATGGAAATCACTCAAATGGCAATGGAAACGGGGATGGCTCCTCTTCTGATGGAGGTGGTGAAAGCGGCGGAGGTGGCGTCTCTGAAGAATGGAGTGCAAAGTACAAAAAATCCATCGATTGTGACAATCCAAAAGGATTCTCTCAGAAATCCCATTGTAGGGGTAGGAAGAAAGTGAACGAAGAGAAGAAAGATCACGAGTATTCCATGGCTCGTTCAGAACTCAAAACTATTAAGAACGCTGCTTCCCGTCTTGAAAAGAAAATGGGTAAAAAGGGCGAAGGTGAACTTAAGGCGTGGGTTCAATCAAAAATTACCAAGGCAGCAGATTATATTGACACTGCAGCAGATTATGTAACTAATGAGGAAACTATTGCAGAAAAACGTGATGGTAAATCTGCTAAAGATAAAGGTTATTCTCTTAAAGATTGGTTCAAAGGTGGTGGTTGGGTTCAAGCAGGTGGTAAGTACGATGGAAAACCATGTGCCAAACAACCAGGACAAAAAACTAAACCATTTTGCCGTGATGCTGATGATCGAGCCAACATGAGCAAGAAAGAGAGAAGCAGAAGAGCAGCAAAGAAACGTAGAGAAGATCCAAACGCAAATAGGACAGGTAAAGCAAACATGGTATCAGCATCTTACTCAAACTGGAAACAAGACTTAAATCAACTAGATGAGGTCGCTCCATTAGTATATGCAGCAGGTGCTGCTGCTCTTGCTGCACCATACCTTATTAAAAAGTTTGTTAAACCAAAAGTAGATAAGATGCTTGATGGTACGACAAAAACTAAACCATTATCTAATTCAACATCAAAACCATCATCCCTTCAACAAGCACAACAAAATGCTAGAGATATTGGTAAGATGACAGGAACTTCTGGTTTGATGAATAAGACTATTAATACTTCAGATAAAATACAAACCAGATATGATCGTCTCAGAGATGCGATGAGACAATCAGGAATGAAAGGTGCGGATCAAAATATGAATATGCGTGGAGTTATGATGAAAAATTCATATCAACCAGAAGGTGGATTAGTTGATGAAGGAAATATTGGATACTCCAATCCATCAATCAATGGCAAACCCATTCTAGACCGTAAAGGCAAACCCGTGTCTTTCAATAAGGCAGAAACTGAGGATATGAATCGCTATAGGAGAGCAAGTAAAAAAGCGGGTAGAAAAATTTATGCAGATGAACCTTTACCTGAAGAAACTGAGATAGTAGATGAGGGTAAGAAAGATGCCTGCTACCATAAAGTCAAGTCCCGTTATTCTGTCTGGCCAAGTGCATATGCATCAGGCGCTCTAGTGAAGTGCCGTAAAGTTGGTGCTAAGAATTGGGGTAACAAGACCAAAAACGAAAGTTATGAGTTCTCCAACTGGAGAGATGATTTCCAGGCAACTGAAGTAGAATCGGTAGATTTGATTTCTAACGAACCACTTCAACCAACTCAAGGTCTTGGTAGTGATATGCTTGATGAGAAAAAAGATATACCATCAGATGTAAAGAATATCGCTAAAGAATTAGACAAAGCAGGTATTTCTGAAGAAAATATTAATGAGAAGTGTTGGAAAGGATATACCAAAAAAGGCATGAAGACTATGTTTGGAAAGAGGTATCCAAACTGCGTAAAGAAAGAAGAAGTTGAAATTCAAGAAGCAATTCCTGAATATGGGAAATATGATTCTGCTATGGACAAGATTAGAAAAAAATCTTTTACCGGACGAGAATTGATTAATGCATTAAAAACAGCTGCTAAATTGAGACCTACTGAAAAAAAAGTAGTGAGTGAAGACTGGCAGAAGTCGAACCGCAAAGATGGTGTTGATGGTATGAGTCAAAAATCTGTCAATGCTTATAAAAGTGAAAATCCAGGTTCAAAGTTACAGACTGCGGTAACTGGCAAAAATCCTAAAGGTAAAGACAAAAAGAGACGTAAGTCTTTCTGTGCCAGATCTAAGGGTCAAAAAGATATGCACAACATTGATTGTTCTAAGACACCAGATAAGAAAATCTGTAAGGCACGTAAACGTTGGAGATGTTGAATTAGGTTTTTATTATGAGTGAACAGTATCTTGGTAATCCCAATCTAAAAAAAGCAAATACGGCGGTCGAATTTAGCGAAGAGCAAATCATTGAATTTGTCAAGTGTAAGGAAGACCCTGTTTATTTTGCAAACAATTATATTAAAATTGTTTCTCTTGACGAGGGTCTTACACAATTTCATCCATATCATTTTCAGGAAAAATTAATCAACAACTTCCATGAAAATAGATTCAATATTTGCAAGATGCCAAGACAGACTGGTAAGTCTACTACTGTAATATCTTACCTTCTACATTACGCTGTTTTTAACGATAGTGTTAATATTGGCATCCTAGCAAACAAGGCAGCAACCGCAAGGGAACTTCTCAGTAGATTACAGACTGCATACGAGAACTTGCCTAAATGGATGCAACAGGGTATTATATCCTGGAACAAAGGATCTATGGAGTTAGAGAATGGCAGTAAGATATTGGCAGCTTCTACGTCTGCAAGTGCTGTCCGAGGCATGTC